ATCTTACCTATAGGAGCTAACATTGGTGCAAATGATGCCAACATACCAGCTAATTGCATTGCTTGTCCCATGCTTCCGCCAACTGCTTGTCCGCCAAATAGAAGACCCATGCCCATCATTTGTGATGCTGCACCAGTTCCCATTTGACTTGGACCAGCTGCTTTACCTTGTTGAAATCCTGACTTTAATGCTTCAGCAATTCCGCCTTTATTATATCTTTGAACCATTCCGCCCATGTTGTATCCTGGAACCATTCCGCCTCTATTAGCAGCAAATGCTGTACGGAAAGCCATTCTACGATCACCAAAACCACGAACTGCTCTACTTAACCATGTAGGCATACCTAAAAATCTTGTTGCTTGTGGCATATTCCTTGGATTAATTCCACGACGATTTGACTGTCTTTCATATGAACTTAATCCACGATTAGTCATAATAATTTCATCTGGCAACAATCCACCACTTATTGTTCTTACTCTATTGCTTCTAACATTAATACTTTCTTCTCCAAGCATTGCTTGTCCATAATTGCCCATCATTCTATATCCCCATGTACTTCTAGGGGATGTATGTTCTGAGTGTACTCCTGCAGCAAAATTTGGATTCTTTTCCCAATCAGATCCAAATAATGAACCAAACATCTTGTCTACTACTTCTGTTCCACCAAAACTTGCAGCTCGACCTTTAACTGCTGCAAGCAATTCTTTAGTAGGTCGAACTCCAGCACCAGTCTTTGTCATTTCTCTTACTGGATTTGTTACTCCAGCTCTAATTTGACCAGCACGAAGTCTACGTAGGTGTCTTTGTCTACGCATAGCAGTTACTTGTCTTGATTTACGCCATTTATCCTTATCTATAAATCCATCTTTATTAATAGACTGAGACCATGCGTCATCATAATCTTTTGTAGCAAATTTAATAGCGTCGTCTACAGACAGTCCACGATCTACCAATATAGCTGCATCATGCATAATAGATCTAGTTCTAACTTCCTGCTCCCAGTTTGGAGAAGAAAACATTCTAGTATTAATATCTCTTAAATCATTCCAAGCCTGGATTTCTCCACCAGTAGCATATCCAGGACCACCATTTCCTGCACCACCATTTATTGCCATAAGAAGTGGAAGATTTGCTGCAGCCGCTTCTCTATTTACAACGAATTCTCCAGGAGTAAGCATTGCTGGAACTACATCTGCATTTACATTTGGACCTGGAACCATAGCTCCAGAAGACATATAAACTGGACCACCACGGTTCATTCTCTTTGGACGAGTTGTTTCAATATTATATCCAGCGCCAGATGTTCTAACTCCAAGTGAACGAGCTACCTTATCAATTAGGTCACGAGTCTTGCTCTTCTTAAATAGCTCACGCATATTAGATTTACCAGCAGCATCTACAACTGGCTGATTTAATGTAGGAACAATTGTAGGATTAATTGTTCTACCCATACCTGCAGCATGAGCTCCAACTGCCTGACCAATCATTCTTTCAACTTCTAGATTTAATGCAATAATTTGTGCACGAGCTTGTTCAACTGTTAATTTACCTGCACGAAGTTCTGCAACAATTAATGATGATTGCGTAGCAGCCTTATCTGTAATTCCAGAAACAATTGGTAGAATATCATCAAACTGCATCATGAAGTCTTTGCTTACAATACCTGTTGTAGCAATCTGCTTCTTTAATTGTTCAATCTCTGCCTTTGATTGCATAGCAAGTGTAGCCATCATAGAATGCCATCTTGCCGCTTCTCCTGCTACAACTCCTGTTGATACTCCGCCAATTTGTGTAAGTCCTGGAACAGGAGGCAACGGATCGTTCATATAGATCTGAGGAGCATCACCAATTTTTCTATTTACAGGAATTGATCCAGGAACAAGACCAAAGATTGTCTGTTGCATTCTTTGCTCATCTGTAAGACCAGCACGAGGAACCATGTGTGTTGAAGCACGGGTTCCCATTGTTCCCGCTAATGGATGTCCTGCAACTACTTCTCTTCCGCCTGCACCCATAACAACATTTCCAGCCATAGTAGTTATGGTTGGATTAACTGCCATGGCTCCACCTTTTGCTTTGGCCTCTAATATACTAAATTCATCAATTAAATTACGAAGAGCTGTTTGTAAAATTGCTGCTGCTTTGGCATCTGAATAAAATGATTGCTCTACTAATTTACCAGCTTTTTCTGCCGCCAACATTTCTGGAGTTAAATATTTCCATCCTTCTCCACCTTTGAAGAATGCTTTCATATGCATTACGCCCTTTAGAATATATCCAAAGAAGTTAGCAAGTACACCAGTAATCATAATAAGTGGACCAGCTAAAGCTGTTAATGCTCCAAGGAATGTTATGGCCTGCTTAATTGGCTTAGGAAGCCCTTCAAAAAACTTTAGTGCCTTATCTACAACATTAATCATTGTTGTAGCAATAGAAAGGAATTGATCTCCTAGTCCAGCTAGATCTGCACGTAATGATTCAATTGCTCTCTTATATCTACCAGATGCAGATTCTGTTACGGCTGCTAATTCTCGACCAGCCACTTTCTCTAAATCAGAAGCACTGGCTTTCATTAAATCTAAAACTTGTAATGTCTGGCTACCCTGTCTTCCAAGGTTATTTAACAATGCGCTAATTCTTGCAAATTGGAATTTACCAAACAATTGTTCAATTGCTTGAGCTTTTTGTAATGGATTTAGATTATCTAATGCTGCCTGTAGATCAAATAGCAATGCTGTTGTATCTCCAGCATTCTTGTTAACCATTCCCAAAATATCAATTCCAAAATCTCCCATTACTCCGACGGTTTGTTTTGTTGGATTAATCAAAGCAGCAAGACCAGATTTAAGAGCATTTGCTGCTTCTGATGCGTTAATTCCACCCTCACGCATAGCTGTCATATATAATGCAAGATCCTGAATATCTCCGCCTAATTGTTTAACTACAGGTCCAGCTTTTGGAATAGCTTCAACTAAATCTGCTAGAGATGTTGATGTTTGGTTTTCAACTGCGTTAAGGAAGTTGATTGAAGCAGAAAGCTCATCCGTATTTTGTTGAAATGCTGTTTGAATAGCCAATGTTGCTTTCATGGCTTCTTGGCGATCAACTTCACCAAGCACTGCTAGACGACTTGTTTCTTTTACAGAATCCAAAAGCTCCTGACCTTGTTTGCCAGTAGCTGCAATATCAGCGGCCAGGGAAATAGTTTCACTAAAATTAGTACCAAATGCTTGAGATAATTCTTTAGATGTATTAATTACATCTTGACGAATTTTACCTAATTCTGCTGCTGATGTTCCAGCAACATCTCCGTAAACCTTAGTTAAACGTGTAAGTTCTTGATCAGCCTGTTTAAATGCATCTGCTGATGCTTTACCAAATGCTGCTAAAGGTAATGTTAAACCAACTGTTAGCTGGCGGCCTGCCCATTGAGTGTTTTTACCCCAGTTAATAAGTTGTACTGCACCATCTTGAATAACCCTATTCATAATAGCAAGCTCTTGTCTTGCTATAGATGTTTTATTTTTTATTTCATCAAGACCTCTTGGAATATGAACATTGAATTGCTGTAATCCCTGAGAATTACGACCTAATGGCTGGAGTATGGCATTTTGCATAGCAACTTGCTGTCTAGCAAGTTCTCTAATTAATCCACCAGAAGTTTTAACATGTTGCTGGAATGTACCAAAATAGTCTCTTAATTTAAGCCTTCCACCATCTAGGTTTTTACCAAACTTTTCTACATCTGATGTTAGGCTAACGAAGTGAGTAGAATATTGTCCAGTACTTCTAAGAGTATCTGCAAAGTTGCGATTCATCAAAGCAACATTGTTAGCCAACATCTTATTAGAGTTGGCTAGTTGTTCTTGTAATCTAGATAGGCTGGCAGTAACCTTATGCACGTCGGCAATAAGGGCTGAAAAGTCGGCATTAGCGACTATTCGGGTACTGATTGTTTCGTCAGCCATTTAGTTTTTACTCCGTAGAATATCCAAGTCCTGCTCCAATTCCAAACCCAGCTTCTGCTGCAAATCTTCCTTGAAGTGAAACCACGTCATTTGATGTTGCATTTATTCCTGCAGCTCTCAAGCGAATGTCTTCAAACTTAGAACTCTCTCCTTCTTCTGTTTCATATTCTCCTATATCTACACCTTTAAGCGAAGCCTGAAACTTTTTCTGGTCGTGCTCCTTTTTCTTTATTGCTTGTAGCGTAGCTATAAGTTCTGGCATTGAAAGATTTTCTTCTAGTTCTTCGTAATTTTTCCAATGACCTAAAAGAAAAACTTCCCCTTCTAATGCGGCTAAATCGAGTTCTGACCAGCCAGAACCGCTGCCGCTAGAAGGTTTGGGTCGTCAAGTTTAATTCCTCCGCAAACTTCAAGAATGCGATTCATTGTTGGAACGTCCAAAGCATCTTCTAGTGCTTCACGATCTTTTACCAAATCTGGTAATTGTTTTTCAAGGGCTATAGCGCATGCATCTATTAGAATTGTAAGAGTTTCATCTTCTGTCTTGACATCTGAAGTTTTTTGAATAGCTGTCATAAACTTACGAAGTTCTTTAATTGATAGTGGTTTGAGCTTTACTGTTTGCCCATTTTGTAGTTGAATTTCTTCTACATTGTATACTGTAGTTGCCAATTTATCCTCCTTGGATAGTCTAAATTATTATAACATAATGGTTTTACATATACAAGCAGAAAGCCCCCGATTTTATTCGAGGGCTTCCGACATTTATTTAGTTATTATGCTACCAATACACGGTCAATAATCTTACCGTACTCCTGGCCCTCATATCCCGACATAGCGGTAGGGAGAAGACGGAAGGTTACTGGAAATGTAGTTGGAGTAGAACGAGCCAAAGTAAACTGTGACTGTTGTACTGAAAGAACACGACGTGCATAATATACACGCTCTGTCTTTGAGCCTGTTGTTGTTGGAGCTTGTCCAACAGCAACTAGCTGACGCTCTGTTGGTGCAATACCAAGAGCACCTGCTGCAATACCAAGTTCTGACTTCTTTGATGTGCCAGTTCCTGTCTCAATAATTGTGTTATCCTGTGTGATAGCTGTATTATTTGCTGGATCATCTGGCTGTCCGAATACGACTAGAACGTTTTCTAGTGTACCTTCTGACATTTCTGTTGCGATCATAACCTCCATCGCAGACTTGAACAGCTTAGCTGTATCAAGCAACTGGTCAACGGTTACTGAATCATATGTTGGATTGTATGTAATTTGGAGACCATTGTTGGTAAAACCTACGTTTCTGTAATAGAAAGTACCAGAGTCTTTGTTGTTAAGTGTTGTTGTATAAGAAACACCTGCTGCAAAAGCTCCTGCATTTGTTGTACCTGGCTCTGAATTCTCATATGTTGAGTATCCTGCTGTTGTTGAATCGATATTCGAAATGAACAAAGGAGACGCACCTACGAGAATGTTTTTAGCATTACCTGCATTTTGTGCCATATCTTTATTTCCACCTCCTGGAATTCTATCTATTAAATTTTATCAAGCTGGCTAGGCTTCTTTCCTCATGTAGTCTAATTTTAGGCCATAAAGGGTCAAAAGGCAAACCTTAGAGAAATCTCCCTTGGCCGTCCAATATTCGTGAATACTTAATCTCAAGTATTACTTCTGCAGAGAAAAATCCCTGAAGTTCCTCTGATGGGGCTGTAGGAGAAATATCTGCTACAAATACAGAGAAGAATTTGAACTTATCTGACAATCCAGACCAGTAATTTATATCCCTAGCTGAATCGTCCATTCGTCTAAATTGGTCTGTCATAAAGTTTCTGATTTCATTTATCTCAGAAAAGTCAGTTGAGTATATGTTAAATAGGATTTGTTCACAGCAAATCATCCAGTTGTCTTCATAGGACATACCTATCTTGTCATAGACTATATGCTTCTTTCCGCTCAAAAACTGATTCATTTCTGCTGTCTGCTGAACTGGGATAATTGGGATAATATTCTCATTTAGATTATCTGACCAATAGTCGTCTTCATCAAATATATTACGAGTCTTTAATTCATTCCATAAAAATTTACGAAGTTCTAGCATAGCATCTAGTTTAAAGTTTGCTGTCATAGGACACCTCCAAATGCTGTAGCCAATGCTGCATCTGCTTGGCTTCTTACTAAGTTTGGACTAAATTTATATTGAACCTTTTTAATACCAGTAGGAAGTTTAAGGGCTTTTGCCATTCCCGCATTAAATATTCTTTGGAATCCAGACTTCTTAATAGACTGATTTACTAGTTGTCCTGTAAAAAATCTTGAGTGTGCTAAGAAATATTGATTCTTTACTCCAGATCCACCTGGACGCTTAACAACAACTGATGCTCCTTTAGGCATAAATACTGTTTCTCCACCAGATTCAAATACTAGCCTTGTTGCATTCTTGGGAGATATCTTTAATGGCATACCTGCTTCCATTACTGAAGCTTTATTAATAAATGTATGTCTACGTTTTGTTCCTCCGCTTAATGGAACAAGTGAGCGTGATGGTTTAAATGAAGTACCTATTTTAAATGATAGTCCGTCTTGCGACATTAGGCTGAGCTCAAATAATCTTCCGCTTTTATTTCCAACCTTTTTCCATTCATATACGTGATGAAGGGATCGTGGAGATGTTCTAGCCTTAGCATCAATATATTCGCCAAAATCTTTTTGTATTTGAGTAAATATAGTTTCAGAAAACTTAGACTGAAATTGTTTATTAGAAGTCAATTTAGCAATAACATTAGCGTTGTAATATAGATAGGCTGATATCTGAGCTACTGTGCTGTCTTTTAACACACCGTCTCTATTCCCAGCCATAAGTCTTTCAAGACCGCTAGATGCCTGCATTAACATTGTGCTAGAGTCCAATTTGCTGGTTCTCCGATCTCTTCATAGATGAGTTATATCCAAGCACATTGCCAAATGGGTCTGTGATTGGAGTTGTTCCAACTACTTCAAATACTGTTGGGGTTTCTGTTGGAAAATTAATTTCTGACCAGATTACATTATCTTTTGCATCTCTAATATTTGTAACCTTTTCACGAATAGTTAGCTTCTCATATGTGCGAACTTGAATAATCTGATCATTCATATATTTATTACTAAATACTTGTTTATCGCTAGACCTAGTTGTGGCGGAATTACTAATAACTCCCTTTGCATGACAATCTACAGTTCTATGATAGTTCCATTCACGCTTAATAGCGCCAGTATCTGCATCTTGAATTTCTGATTGTCTATAAACATCGAGCTTCATAGACAATACTGAGTCTATGAGATCATTCATTAAATTATCTCTACCTTGCTAACCATTACATAGTCAGCAAGCAATCTGTCAGCGTATGCATTTCCTGTGCCTGCATATGCCTCTGAAGTATATTCGAAATCCCAGTCAAATGTAGAAATATTCTTAATATATTTATTTCTCCATACTTGGTCTTTAGCAAAGTAGTCTTTCATTAACTCTATTCCAGCTAACTCTACTTCATCTGGAACCTTCTCCCAACCAAATCTACCCTGAACCTTGTATGGAACATTAGTTTGGAATACTCCGCTTGTATCATAAATTGAAGGGGGAACCATGCCGTTTGCAACATACACTGTATTGTCTACTATGCTAGAACGATCAATTCTAATTCCATATCCGCTTTCTGCAATAACTACGCTATAACTTAAATTATTTATTTCATTAATGTTGTCTAGTAAGAGGCTGTCGTTAGCGTACAACTCATGCAAGCTATTTAATTTTGCTGGTAGTGGAAGAATATCTGATCCATATCCATAAACAACATAGACATCATCATATAAATAAAAGTTCTGACCAGTATATTGTTCTATTTGCTTACGAGCATATCTTTCTGCACGAATCAGTTCTTTATATGGCTTATAATTTGGATCAGATGAGTCTATGCTAAATCCAAGGTCTTGAACATGGTTAAAATCTACATATGGAGTTACCACATATACTTCATCAGATCTTGTTACGGCAGTTCCGCCGATAGCGTATTCCCATTGAAGTCTTAAAGTCTTATTTCTGTTTGTATATTGATATGGAATGTTTACTGTATATGACCCAGGATTATTTTCATCTGCTACAGATGTTAAAGAAACCAATAGCTGAGTTGGGTTTATGGCAGGGCTTATTGCTGGATCATTTGTCACATCATACAATTTAACTGTAGGAGCGCTATCTGGTATAGATACATCACCGTTCCAAAATATTTGATGTGTTATTGGTGACTGACTATTAATTAATATCTCTGCCATTTAATAGGCTTAGATTAGTGGTAGAATTCCTGAACCTCTTTAGGGGTTGCTAATCTGAAACCTTCCTCCTTGTCAAAAATTTCTTGAGCCGTTGCTTCATCCATTGCTACATATGGGTGTTCTTTTGTAAATGTGAATCCCATAGTTTCGTAGCTGAAATTCTTTCTTTCCATTTTAACTAGAACGGCATCGCCTTTAATTTCTCTTTTTACTGGTACTTCTACTGACATGTCCTCTGTCTCTTCCATATCCTTTTGGGTCTTTTGATATACCGCCCATGTTACTCCCTCTTCTGAGAGTGCTGCAATAATGTCTGTTTTATTTTTTAGTCCGTCGATTTCTACTCCGAAATCGTCTGCAAGTTGTTTTAATTCAGATACCTTCAATGTCTCAAATGACATGCATTTCTCCTTGTCTGTGCTAATCAATTATAGCATTAAGAAATTTAAATGAAAAGCCCCCTAAAAATTAATTTAGGGGGCTTTATTGTAGATCTAAATCCTATAAATTAGGAAGCGACCTTTACGTTTTTAACAACTACCCAAGCGTCTGCTTGCTCAATTTGGCATCCGACACGAGTATACATTGTGTACTCTACGGAGTCCTTACGAGGCCAGAAGAATCGGTAAACTGTTACGTCACGCTTGATACCAATAACTACGTTATTTGGGAATGTCAAGTGGACGTCTCCATGGTTACCTGAAGCTCCTGAGTGTGTACCTGTTTGTGTTTCTGGAAGTAGTGGCACTTCAACAATCGGAATACCGAATGCAAATGGTGCTACGAATCCAGCTGGACCACCAAGACCTGGTGTATCTCCACGGATAATGCTTGATGCAATATCTTGTGGGTTCACATTCTGGATGCTTCCAGATGTGCTGTATAAGTAATCTTGGATTAAGTTTGAACCTGCCAAGAAGCGAAGGTCTGTACGACGTTGCTTGTACTTACGTGGAAGTGTCTTTAGTGCTGAGTTAAATGTTGCACGTGTGATTTCAGCTCCTGCTGCATCAACAACGTGACCACTTGCCTTAGCCTTCTTAACAATACCATCAAATGCTGACATTAAGCCAGTACTTGCGGTGTTTCCATTAAGAACTAAATCTTCAATATCATTACCAGCTTGTGTTGCCATCAAGCGGGCAATGTGGTCTTCGAGATCAGCACCTTCAATATTATCTTCAAGAGATTCTGTTGAAAGTTCCCAATCTAGACGAAGTTTCTTTGTTGTAAGGGAAATCTTTGAAAATGTAACTGCCGCATTTGAGGATGTGTCATCAGCTTCTGATGCTACAGTCATTAAACGTTCTCCGACTCCGATACGATCAATTTCGGTGGTGTCTGCTCTCATTCGAACAGTACGAGCCACCTTTCCGATTACAGTTGCATCGAACATGTAATCGAGGAAACGGGCAGATTGCTCTGGGTTTAGAAGACCACCCTTGGATGATGATCCAACGTGAATTCCAGATCCTGTCATAGAACCTGAGAAATCACCAGTGTCTACTGTACCAGCAGCCATTGCCTTTTCTAATGTTTCATTGCTCATTATTTTTATTTCACCTACCTTTTAGTTAAAAATTTCCTGTACGGAACCGAGGAAAGAACCGTTCCATTTTGATTTGGATTTTGTTATTACTTCCTGAGACCCGCCAAGGTCTGAGGACTTCTTAATTGCGGTCTCTGATTCTACCGCTACAACACGCTTTTCTACGCCATCAATCGTGCCCTTGATATCTTCTACAGCCTTTGAGAGTGCTGCATGTTGTTCTGCCAATTCTGAAATTCGAGCATCTACGCTCTTGCTGAATGTTTCAACAGTTTCTTTAATTGTTGTAACCTGAGCTGCGTTTGCCTCAGATGCTTTTGCAAGTGTATCTGAGAAGAATCCCTTAAGATCACCGAGCATCTTTGCAAAATCAGGTTCATCAACCATAACTTCTGATACGTCGGCTGCTTTTTCCAGAACTTCGGCAGGAGCGTCTTCAGCAGCTGGTGCTTCCTCAGCAACAGGTGCTTCAGCAACTGCTTCCGCAGCGGCTGGTGTTTCTTCAACTACAGCAGGAGTCTCTTCGACTGCTGCTAATGTCTCTGTATTTTCTGACACTTCATTACCTCCTTCTGCGTTTGCCTGTTTTGCAATTATTTGTGTATCAGGCAACGACACTCTTGATTGCTTATATGAATCAAGAATCCTATCTATCTCTTTTGATTTATTAACATCATTACTCTCTACCCAACCAATTAGTGATGCTGGCTTTCCTGTAACTGGGGAGTCATAAGATGCTTCTGTTGAAATGAATACTGAGTCAGAATCTGCACAATAAAAAATATTTTCTGTAACTACCTCTGTTGCCATTCCCTTAAATACTAATTGGCCATTCATTTTTTGAATTGACAATACATTGCATAGTTCGTTTGCTGGAGAATCAACAATTGAAAGTTCCATCAAAGAATACTCTTTAATAAATCTTGTCTTCTCTCCTGTAGACTTGTTGATTTCATTTTCTGAATCAACAATCTTTCCGCCGATTGAAAATCCTGTTAGAGTTCCGTCTAAAACTTTTTCCCATGTATCTTGTGCGCCTTTTGATACATATACATCTACATAAATTCCGTTATAAAATTCTTTTGACTTTGGATCATAATAAGTTTCTGGTTTAAATGAAAGCATCTTACCAACTGCTGATGGTCCATGCATTTCACGAATGTTTCCACGGAAACTTTCAAATGCTTTTAGAGATGCTTCCGCTGTAACAACATCGCCTGTTTGATCTAAATTATCTAGTGTGGCAAAACCAGAGACAGTTCGCTTTTCACGATTGACCTTAGTAAAAGGTACGGAAAGGCTGATATTGTCGCCATGCGAGGACCACAAAGATTTTTCAATATTCATATGCTTTATTTTATAGCGTTATTTACTATAACGCAAATAATAGTTGAGTAGGACTACTCGACTTGTCTGCCATCTCCTTGAGCATTTCTGCCTTCCCCAGAAATATCTGGAGAATTATTTTGACGTTCTTGGTCTCTAGTTCTGGTATTCCCAGCCTGGGCCCTGACTTCTGCCTGTTGTTGTGGCTTTAATATAACTGGCTCATCGCCACCATCTAGTGGAACCATGCCCTTACGGGTTCTTACCTCATTAGGGGTAATTACCTGCATTCTCAAATATCTCTCATCAATCTTAGATTGAGTATCCTCATCTGTGAGAGATAATTCATTGAATTTAATTTCTAGGGCATCTGTCATTTCTTTAATTAATCTATTTATTTTCTTTTCAAGAATATCCTGTGCTGGACGACATACTTGCTCTTTAAATGTTTTATCGGCATCTCTTGCTGCCGCCAAATTAATTCCTTCTGGAGTTCCAATTTTATTTATTGGAGTTCTGTGGGCAAGCAGGATTTCGTCACGGTTCATCTTACGATATGTATTAAATGATGAATCCTGGGTTCCTGCCTCAACTGGCTCCATTTTAAATTCAACCTTTGAGTCTGGTGAATCTGGAGGAAGTGGAATATATAGAGATCTGTGATTCTTACCCTTTAATCCAACCTGGAAAAATTCAAGCAATTTACGCTCTGACTCTGTAGATAGCTTAGCGCCCTTAACAGTAATAATATATCTTGGAACTGCTTTATTCTCGAAGTAGTCTAAGTTATATTTGCCTGCAAACTCGTTTCCAGTCATGGCATTTGCTGCCGATACAATATCTGGAATACCGTAATAGTTATTTTGTGGTGTATATTTCTTTACATGGATAATTTCATTAGGTCTATCTAGTCCGCCTGCAATTGGGTTAGGGGTTTCCTGATCTCCAAAGTTGCGGAAATAAACAGCTTTGCCATATAGCAATTGAATAAAGCCATCACGAAGACGACGTACACGCATTGTCTTTGCTGGGATATGTCCAATATATCCGATCTTTCCAGAAGTTGTTCTACCAATTTCTAGGTAGCCATTTCCTGTTGCTTCAATATCTGTATAAAACTTAATAAGTGTTTCTTTGAATGTTTCTTCTTCGTTGCAATCTTCTAACCATTGATGCAAATCTTGACGAAGTCTGTCTAATTTACGACGTGCTCGTGTTACCTGTTCATCTGATAATTCTTCCATTGCTTCAATTGTTTTGCGGGTTTCAATAAAATCAAAACCTAGTCCTACAATATTAGAGACTTTAGCATTAATTGCTGCATAGTTGTATGGAGATATTTCATAAATTTTAGATAGTACTTCTAGGTTGTATTGTGGTTCAACAAGATCGAACATTGCATATCCTGTAATTGCCGCCTGCAATAAGTTCTGTTGTGTTTGAGCACCATCAATACCAGTAAAACTCTTTTGAATATCACGATTCATTTTACGACGGAATGCGGGAGATAGACCAGCAATCTTTACAAGGTCTTCGCCCTCTACCTTAAATGGGTCAGTTGTCTTTTCTACTTTTGTTGAATAAAAATCTACCCAATCTGCGGTATTTGAAATCTCTATATCTGGAGTATTATCTTCCATTATCGTTTCCTGCCTTTTTCATTTCGTCCTTATAGTTTCCTATATCTAGTGGATCTGGAATTAAGCCCCAAGCAAGTCTTTGTTGCTGGTATTCAAATTCTTCATCATCAATTTTACGGCGGCCTTCCAAAAACTTTGGCTGTCCGTCATAAATACCATAAGATCTAACCTCTCTTGCAAGAGCATCGATCTTGGCCCTGTTGCCCTTTATGGCTGTAACTGAAAGATAATTTCCGTCATCATCGCCAATCCAGCGTCCGTCTGGCATTTCCCAGACATATATACCTAAACGTGTTTCGTTTTCAATGCCAGTATATTTAATCTTTCCAGTATCCATTGTTTTTATTTTACCACTCTTTATGGTCTAAGTCCAGCTTTTTGTCAGGTAAGATGACAAAATTAAATACTTTGTAGCACGATCCAGTCGTTATTATAATATTCTGGCTCTTGTTCTGTCAGGGTAATGGCAGATTCTGATATGCTCTCTACAGGCTTTCCTGTATATAGTTCAAAATGGGTCTCTACTTTGCCCGCCGTCAATTCAGATTCATAGGTGGCAATATTCTTATAAAGGTTACTTGGTCCGCCAGAAGTCTCATAATTAAACTTAATAGTTCCAGTAATTGGGGTGGTAAATATAATAACAATATGATGTGGTTCCTCTTCTACTAAATAACTAGTTATATTTGTAGCAGACGAGACATCTACATTATTTATATACACCTTGCTGATATTAGCCTTAGAAAGGGTTCCTGAGCCATTCCAGGCAAATCTGGTAGTCGTACCCCCAGAAGAGTACAATAGGGTGTTAGCGGCCAACGTAAGCGGTGTAAAGAACATTTCTACGGACTTCACAGAGTTGGCGGTAGCCAAATCAAATCCAGTAGTATTTTTAGGTCTAATTCCATTCATATAATTACGAGATAGAATAGGATAATTTAAAGATCCTAAATAATAGTCTGAATTAGATGTAATTTTATCTCCAAAATTATCTGCAAATATTGTCCTGTCGGAATAGAAGGTTATACAGAAAAATGATAATTTAGGCAAGAACTTGCTGGCGTCTGTTGTAGACATAGTAATTTTAATATATACCTTACCAGTAGAATCAAATGAATCTTTTGTAT